TATCGTGCATTTGTTGCATTTCAGCGCCCATCGCCTCAATCTGCTTCTGAGCAGCTTGTAGCGCAGGATCGTTGTCTTGATCAGCAAGCAATTGCGGGTCGATGGTCTTGCGAAGACGTGCGGCCATTTCTTGAGCACCAGGCCAATCCATGTTTTTAACAAACAAATCGCCTGCAACAGCCCATAAGTTGGGGTTACCTTGCAAGATTTGAGCCATAGCGTCCATAGATTCTTGGCGCTTAGTCATGTAGCTTGGGCCTGTGGTCACCACCACGTCGTATCGGCCAACTGATGGGTTGTAAATCTTATCGATCACCACACCTGTCTGGTCGATAATCTTCTTGACCGGCTCTTGTTGTGAGGGGTCGATCTTGACCATGTTGGTTTCGCCGTCGATACCAATAATCCGAGCAATACGCTGTGTATCGTAGATTTTTGGTATCAAATCAACCAATTGACGCGTCACATACCGTACAGCACGGGCTAAATTATCAACGTAGTGATACGTTCCTGTGTCAGATTCCTTCTGTCTTGCTAAAATAGCACGGCCAGAACGTTCGTTAGACACCTGCCCCAGGCTTGCGTCATACTGGCCTGTGGTAGCTTTGATGTCTTCAGACGCACCCATCTTGGCCTGAATAAGACCTGTCTGCGGCAGTGGTGGTGCAGCACGTTGCGGCAACGGTAAGATCGATCCAGCACCGTCGGTAACGTCAGGATTGACTTCTAAATACGGCCAATTTTGTGTATTAGCCGTCTTCCACTGGTACTCATAACCTTCAAACTGACCACCGTAACCAATAAATGGCGCTTTAGGTGCAAGCGCAAGCATCTCAGCTTCTTGGCTTGTCCAGTAGTTGTACATCCGTTGGGCATCTTTAGCGTTGCGTACGATACCTGAAATAAAGATGCGGCCATCAACTTGAAACTCATTACCTACGACGCGCACAACTGGAATCCAATTACCTGCCCATTCGCGCTCTTCAAGCACCTCAAAGCCGTTGGTTTTCATCCACATGACTTTCTTGCGATCTACACGGCGCTCGCGTATGGGTCTAAGCCCCATAGCCCGCAGTTGATCGTCTTCCATAGACCCCTTGAAGACTGACTGATTGCCTGGGTACAGGTAAAGCGTCTCTTGTTTGTGCGCGATATAAAAATACTCTGCAATACGGATCGTATCTTCCGTAATCCACTGGCTTATATCTTGGTCACCAATACCTTGCGCCATGATTGAAGACAGCGGCGCAGCGTTAGGGTACATGCGCTGGTAGTCTTCTTTCAGCAAATCCTCAGTAATAAAGCACCACTCAGCGTCTGCCCCGCATGGGTCTTGGATCAGCGGGTCCATGTAGACGCTAAAGCTATTGCGTACGCGAGCGATCTTGATGTCTTGATCAAAACTATCTTCGTAGCAATACTCCGTCAGAATACGAATGTAACCCTCACCGTAAGTGACTTGGTTCTCGCACGCTGTGTCGTAGGCCACGTCAGCGTCTGACATGTACTCAATGTGCCGCACGATGCCATCGAGCACCTCGGCAACCTCAACGTCGGCTTGATCGTTAACAGGTATGACCTTGCCGCTTGGCCGGTTCTGGCGCTGCTCGTTAGTTACTTGTCTTACATGCTGCGGTAGCTTATTAATAGTCAGGCAAGGTCTTGCGTTGACTGTCTGCCCTTGCACCGACCCACGCGTTGCCAATACATCTTGCGGCCACTGCCACTGGTTGTCTGGCGAACCGGCCATAAAGCGTAGATCATCAAGCTCGTCTTCACGGCTCTCCGAGTACGCACCAATCGCTTGCCGTAGCCGGTCGCGCATCAGTTGCAACGTATCTCGATGATCCTTCTGGTCAGGACCGCCGCGAGCCGATACCTTGCCCGCGCCTTCAATACCTGTAGGGTCTTGCTTAAGCGTTGCCATTACTTTTTCTTTGCCATAGGTTTAGGGCTTGCTTTTTTCGCCGCTTCACGCTTTACTGAGTAGGCGATCGCCACCGCTTGTTTGACAGGCTTGCCTGCGTCAACTTCAGCCTTGATGTTTTTACGGAAGGCGTCTTTGCTGGTTGATTTAACAAGTGGCATCATTTACCTTTCATAGGTTTTTTGGCGGTCTTTGCCGACTCACGAAAGTCCTTAGCCGTCGGCGCACCTTTACTACCAGGCTTACGCATCTTCTCACCAGACCCCGCAGCGATGCGTTCGCGTTTAGCATGAATTGCAGCATAGAGACCTGGTTTAGTAGCCATGATTAACACTTCCATCGTTTAAGTGATGCTTTAGCGCGTTCACCGTCTTTAGCTTTAGCGGCTACCGCGCCCATTCTAGCGCAAAAGGATGCCTTACGCCCCTTGTCTGCTTCGGTCTTAGGATTAGGTGCTGGTGCCTTTAAATTACTACCTGTCTCGCGGTTATACTTCTCACGACCCTTAGCCGTCAGCCCCGCACCCTTAGATACGGGTAGCTTCTCACCGCGTCCGACTGATAGTGACACGCCTTTCTTTGCCATCAAGCACCCATCCAAGATGTGGTTACACCGTTGGCGTTATACGCACGATTTGTTCGCTTTTCAACATACTGCCTGTGCGCGACCGGAAATGCAAACGTCACCGCCAGCGCGTCAGCAGCGTCGGGCGATGCTAACCCTCTGGCTTTCATTTCCTTTTTGCCTTCTAGGAAAATTGTACCCGACGAATTAGGTTTTATGGTAGGCCCAACTAGATCAGACTTGAGCGCTCTGTCGTTAGGGATCGACGCCGTCTTAAGCCACTCCTTCATCAGCCCCCACAGCTCGGCGCGTTTATTACCATACATAATAGGGTTCTTCGCCTTCCACCCGAAGTTCACCCCTCGCACGACCTTGTAGCGCTGCTCGTGCAGCCTATCTAAGATACCGTACCCTAGCCCGCCCTCATCGAGCACCACCAGCGTTGGCTTGTACTGCTCGATCGCGTCGATCACGCGCCCTACGATCGTCATCGTATCCTCGCCGTGGTAGCGATGGATCGCCGTCAGGTCGCGCCCTTGCCTGACCACGATCACTGTCGAGTCCGCACCACCCCGCGCTGGGTCCACACCAATAACGATTGGCGCGGTCTCGTCCTTGTACCGTGGCCGTGCGGCTGCGTCCGCTACAGCGCTTGATGTGATGAACTGATCGTCGCCACTGGACGGAAACTCACCGTACACCTCCACCTTCGCTTGGCTTGAGTCCTCGCCGTACTCCTCGATGATCTGCCTATAGACCTGCTTGTCGGTGTCCTCGACCGTCCTTGCGTCCACCTGCCGCGTTGTCCAAAAGTCACGCTTGGCGTGGAAGCACTCAAAGAAGTACCCTGTGTTGCGGCGCGGGTTACTGAACGCGAACCAATACCTATCTAATATGTTCTCCGTAAAGAACCCAGCCCCCACCGCCCAGATCGGGTCTGGTATCCCGCTCGCCTCATCAAAGATCAACATCATCCCATCGTGGTTGTGCACCCCCGCGTAGCTGTCGGGGTTCTCTTCTGACCACAACTTACCCTCTGCCGCCCAGTAGCGCGTTCCTTTCCTAAGGTCGCGCTCCACGATGTCACATAACCACTTCGCCGGTTGCAGCTTGGTCGCGCTGATCTCCCACCAGTGCGCGTTGATGATCATCGTGGACCACTTTGTTAGCTCCCCCCACGTCACTGACCTGAGCTGCGCCTCACTATTAGCGCTCACGATCACGCTCGACCCTATTCGTGTCGATAGCATCCACATAATCAACCAACTCACCAGCGCCGACTTACCGATCCCTCGACCTGAACTGACTGCCTCTCGCAGCGTGTCCATATCGATCTGGCCTTTGTTTTTCTGTATGTGCGTCTTGATGTCGCGCAGCACCTGGCGCTGCCACATGCGCGGTCCGTTGTACTTAACTAGCGGCGTGTTCTCCTGCCCCCACGGAAACGCAAACAATACGAACGCTTCAGGGTCGTCTTTAATCGCGGGGGACCACAACCGCGTCATCAGCAGTTGCTCGTCTTCCGGACTGTATATCGGCTTTTGCATGGGTTAGCTTTTCATTTGGTGGCGTTACATCAATCACTCTACCTTCATCCACACGCGTCTCCGCAGCTCTTAGTGCGTCAATCACGCTAATGCGCTGATCGACCTCAATACTAACGGCTTGCTTGGCGACCCAACCATGCGTGTGCTTCAGTATCTCTAGCGCTGCCTTAGCGTCGCCATTCCGCGCAGCGTTCAACATGTGCTGGCTGTGCTCACGCTCACTATCAGCGCGTCCCTTGAGTTCGGCAATCTCGGCAAGTTTGTCATGCTGTTTCAAGAGCCGGTACTCTACAGGTAACAACCCTGCTGCTAACGCCAACGAATCTTCTTTCAAACCTAGATACGCAGCGTCGTATATACGCTCCAGTACCGCTTCGGTCGCTTTGATCTCACGCGTTGTAAGAGGAAGACTTTTAAACATATGCCAATTTTACCAAGATGACCTAACGTCGCTACAACGCGAGCGTAAGACATTCTAATACTTTTGTATACAGCCTTGCTATTAGGTTATTAAAACGTGTGGCTGCTAAAAATAAAAAAAATTTCTTGTGGACCCACCGGCCCTGACCGGCCAGGCCGTCGGCCCTGGGGGGGGGCTTCGCCAGCAAAAAGCCAACTGCAAAAGCGATCTAGCAAACAGAACGATGACCGATCTGATCGGCATAACGAACCATGCCTGGCGTCGGGGTCGGGGTCGGGGTCGATCGGGGTCGATCGGGGTCGGCGTGGTCGGGCGGTCGGGCGGTCGGGCGGTCGGGCGGTCGGGCGGTCGGGCGGTCGGGCGGTCGGGCGGTCGGGCGGTCGGGCGGTCGGACATTGGCAAGATTGGCTATTTGTTTTGCATAGCCAAGATTGCCAATCCGGTTAGCTGATTGGCAATCTTGGCTATTTGTTTACCATTGCCAAGATTGCCCAAAAAGAAAGCCGAAACAAGAAAAACGGGTGTTGGCGCGGTGTTGTGGCGTCCGTGATCGGGGCTGAGGTCTTGGCAATATTGGCAAGATTGTCACGTCTTTTAAGTCAGCGCCGACTAACACATATCACCCCCCCTCTTTTTTTTGAAAAAACGATGACAATTTTGCCAATAGTCCTTTTTCCCTCATCGAATCAGGCGCTTACAAGCCGCGCCGATTGGCAATTCTCCCATTTTCGATTGCCATCGCTATAAAATTTAATTGCCAATTCGACCCATAACTTGCAATCTACAAAACAATGTCTTACACTGAAGGCTCAAACAACGTAAAGGGGATTGCCAATCATGAAAATCACTATCGACCATTCCATCATCAAAGCCTTATTAGTCTTCGCAGCTAAAAACGATCTGCGCTACTACCTCAATAGCATCGCAATTGATGCAACGCGCGATCGCGTCGCGCTGGTCGCAACGGACGGGCATATGCTCATGTCGATCGCGGTGCCTGAGTCTGACGTCGACAACAAATTGACAGGCGAATACATCATTAGCCGCGCTGATCTTGAGGCAGTTAAACCCATGAAAGCAGGCAAGCATGCGCTGCCGATCACGATCGAAATCACCGAACCTGCGCCAACACCGGACCCCGATCGACCTGGCGTTATGATTAAGCACAATACGACGTATAAGATCACGGGGCTAACATCTGTCACAAATACGCTAGTCGATGGCAAGTTTCCCGATTGGCGCCGCGTCATTCCTGCGACGTTATCAGGCGAAGTTGCGCATTTCAATCTTGAACTAATGACTCGATTGAACGACGCACGCAAGGCCTTAAACGTCGATTGGCACAACGTTGTCATCCACCACAACGGACGCAGCGCAGCGCAGGTCACTGGATTGCGTGATGAGTCGATCGTGATCATCATGCCCATGCGCGTCGACGCTGATAAGCCTATGATCCCAACATGGGCGAAGCTGGCCTAGTGTTTGACTTTATGCGCCCGTGAGAGCGGGCGCATAGGGGCACGCATTGGCGGCCATGCAATCAATCAACTAAAGGACAATCAACCATGCCCATTGCAATCCACACTAAATACATCGGACCAACCAACACCAAAGGCTCGCGCATCAAAGCCACTGTCCGACGCGATAGCAAAACCCTTTGGACTGCCAGCGTGCCCTTCGACCATGCGCTCAATTGCGAGGAACGACACGCGCTAGCAGCCCGCGCATTGCTGCAAAAGCATGCACCCGATCAACTAACCGAAACGCTATCAATAGCCGGATCAACGCTCGACAACCTTGGGTACGTGTTCACCGTATATCCTCAAATCCAACCATGAAACCAGATACACGCGTGACGACGCCTAACGGCGTTGGCGTTATCGATCGCATTGAAGACGGCCTTTACATTGTGCGCATACCGTCGCGCATTGGTTGGCCGTTCCCATCATTGCATACGTTCAAACGACGTGAGATCAAACTGCTACGCGACAAGAAAACCGTTGAACAGTACGGCGAAGCCACTTATTGAAAGGACTCATATGATCGACTTTTTACTTGATTGGGCTGTCGCGCTCGTGTTCGGTGTCGCGCTCGGCGCTGCCGTGTTTTTTAACCTTTAAGGACTAACCCTATGGAAGACGAAACCAAACCCCCACTATGGCTAACCCTTATGAATTGCCAGATCGACCCCAGAGACTGGTGCATACCAGTGGAACAAGTTTGGCGTCGGCATGGTTGGATACCGCCAAGCAAAGAGTGCGCTGATACGATGGCCAAGCAGCAAGCCTTCCGCACTTGGACGATGCCGCTATGCTGATAATTATCTTAGGCGCTATGCTTGCATGGTTGATTGGCGAAATGCTAGACTTGTGACGTTGGAACTTCTCCTCAAGTTGGGCCTCCCGCCCTACTTTTAAGCCCGTCAATCGACGGGCTTTTTTTATCCCGCGTTATTTGACCAGCGCCATTTTCGTTGGTGCAGTTTCCTCGACCATGCGCCTAAGCTCTGATTTCGACAGCTTGCTTGCCAATTCAGACACGGCGAATATGTGCTTCTTGGTCTGAAACTCAGATGACGCTAACCGGCCCACATCGACCCAACCGGCCTCCTTGAGCGCGTGCAGCAGCGCTGACTGATGGATTTTCACACCAGCAGGCAAGCCCCCCGATAAGCGATCAATCAATAGATGGAAGGGCGACCCCACAACACCACGGCTAAACTCGCCTTGGCGGTTACGCATCATTTCGACCAGAAAAGACTCAGAGGTGCTCATGGAGTGCTCAATAAGATTAAACTTAAACTCGGTCCAAGCAGGCGTGCCAGCAGGGTTAAACGCGCTCACGTCGCGCTGATAGAGCCATGCAGCGATCGAAACGAAGCCTTCGGACTTGTACCAATCCCACAATAGTTGCGCCTGGCGATCGACCATGCGAGGCGCACGCGACCATATACAGAACCAGCGCCGATCCTGCGAGTCAAGCGATATGGGGAGCGAATCATTGGTAAACGACAGCACGAACGCTCGATTGAGCATGTCGTAGGGATGCAAGCCCTTGCGGTTGATCGGTAGCATCTCTGGAGGTGCAGCGATGATCGGCTTGAGCCGGTTAGCCAGTGCGCGACGCGCTGCTGCTTCAGGTTCTTTCAACTCATTGATCACGAGAATCTCACACTCAAGCTGATAGCCCCATTGGAGATTCAACGTATCGTTATCAAGCAATCCCCTGTTCTTCAGCCCTGGCCCGCACACAGCCCATAGAAGAGGTGCCCACATGGTGTCTTTACCGCACCCTTGATCGCCACCATGGAGCACAGCGTGGTTGATTTTGATATGAGGGTGCTGGAGCTTATAGGCCATGATGTTGAATAAGTGCTCGCGCTCGGTCACATCAGGCACCAAGCGCTCGCAGTGCTCAAGCCAAGGCGAGATGTCGCGCACAAGGGTCTTATCAACCGCAGGCCGAGCGTCACGCCAACGGTTGCCGTACACGTCACCATCACGCGTCACCAGCATCGACTCGCCCGCAGCGTAGGTCACACCGACCAAGGTGCGAGCGCCCATCGCCTGGCGCTGCTCATCGAAACACGTTGCAGCTTCGATCTTGCGCTTACTGTTAATGGATACGCAATTGACATGGCGATAGAGCGCGTTAAAAACCCACCTCGGCACCTCGCGCCGATCCTGCATATCAAAAAACGAGTCATCGCTCAAGATGTAAGCAAAGCGTTGAAACCAACCCTTCATCTCGACACGCCCAAGCTCTTTACGCTCGACTTCTTCGATCAACTTCTTGGCGTCGTCGCTAAAAAAGGTGCTCGGCTCTAACTTCTCAAGCGTATTCTGCATGGTGCTCGCCAGCAGATCGTCGCGCAGCCCCAGCGCGTGAGCTGGACCGCCGTTCTCAGCAACCCACGCCAAGAAAGCCTTGGTGTCAAGATCGACGCAGTGCGAGTGCAGGCAACAGTACGCACGCATGGAAGGCTTATAGCGCCCCTCTGGATTACCGTCCGTGTGTTGAGCATGGTTAGGGCAGATGACACCCGCCCAGCCCTCAGCGTTGGGTTTAGATACGACAAGACCCTGCGAGGCGAGCCACGCGAACACATCATCGTTACCGGTGTCAACGATCTTGATCGGCTGTGGACCTGCGCCATCAGCTTCAGCAGGCGACACGCCCAGCGCCTCACATATCTGAGCGAGCGAGAAGTCACGCTCTGGATGAAACTCGACCAAGCGCGACGCAAAACTGTTGCGACCAGGCTTGAGATTGACCGAGCCAGGTAAGCGAAAATTGCGTACCGAGTTAAGCGCCCCAGGGTCGGTGTAGCCTGCATCAGCGATCGCACGCATGGCCGCAGCGAATTCACCCTTGGTAGGCTGTTCAGCAAAGGCGTAGCCCCACTGGAAGGAACCAGGCGAGGTCTCCATCACCCACGTCGGCGCAAGCGGTGGTGTCTTACTCTTAGTGCCCACGTCATCAAGCACCATCACCAGGCAATACTCACAATTAGCCGCCGACGCTGAGACGTGCTCACCGAAACGATCGACAATAAACGATGCTGTGTTGCCGTACCAAGCCTGATCGGCCTTGATCTTGGCGTCCTTGGGTAGGTAAGCAGGCCACGTACACTTGATCGCGCCGTCAGCGTGAAATTGCAATTGACCGTCTTTCAGTAGCGGCTTTTGTCGCACCAGCAGCGCTGTCTCGCCCTCTGGTGCAAGGGACATTAAAAAATCAATAAATGTTGTCATTTTCCATACCTCGTCATTGTTGAAACTTCAGCATCTAAAGGTAACCCCTGCGCCCAGGCAGGCGGTGAGCACATCACGCGGTGCAGCGCCTGCGCAGCTTCTTCAGCCCGCGACGCTGGCACCTCAAGCACAATCTCATCATGGACGTGCAACACCACGCCGTCGAGTTGGCGCAGCGACGCACGCAGAATGTCGTTAGCCGCAGCCTGACAGATGTTCTCTGCCGCTAGACCCTTCCACAACCGCGCGCGAGGCCATTCCTTGGCGTCCTGCGCGGGTTTCCATGACGCCTTGGAGTACGACACACCATCAGCGTCCATGCGAGCATAGGGGTAGCATAGGATGCGTCCTGAAGGCAGTGCGTACCAGAGGTGCTGAGAGTCAAAATAATAGGTCACACGGCCAGCCTTAAACTCAGACTTTGGGTTTCTCATCGCACGCGTATACGCCGACTCAAGCGCCTGCCAGTAATGCACAGCCCAAGAGTTAGCGCGTCGCCACGCGTCCACCATGCGCCTGCTGTCAGCTTCTGGTAAGTTAACACCATAGATGCGCCCCATTGATGCGAACGCACCGACACCACCACCGTAACCACAGGCTAATTCTTGGACCTTCCCGATCTGTCGTTGCTCTTTATCGATCGCGTCAACAGGCACGTTAAACGTCCGGCTGGCGTTATGTTTGTAGATGTCTGCGCCCGTGCGAAACAAGTCCAACTTAGCCTCAGACGTAGCGTGCGCTGACAGCCACGGGTTCATCCGCGCCTCGATCGCAGCCCAATCCGCGACGATGAGCACATGCCTAGGCGCAGGCATCAGCGCAGGTCGCAGCATCCCTTTAAGCACGTCTGTGACGCGTCGCCCGTAGGTCGGCACGATCTTGTGGCCGCGCACCATCGCAGTACGGACAGCCTCTGGATCGTCAGCACACTTGCGTGTGAAGTTATGTACCTGAGCGCCGTAGGATGACGCACGACCCGTGGCCGACCCACCAGCAAACACAAACGCACCACGCACCCGATGATCCTCATCATCAGCCAGCGCAGCTAGGCGACTGAACTTCGCAACTGACGACGCCCACAGATCGTCAGCGCACTGGATCACTTCTGCGACATCAGGTGGCACCTGCTCAGGATCGTCCATCGCAAGCAAGTTAGCCCGCACGGTCTTATCGATCGAATACTTCTTCTCACCGTCCTTATAAGACGCCATGAGCGCCAGCGCCTGCGGTCCTACGCGGTCCATGACCCACTGCTTCATCTTAGGACTACGCACGCTCGCAATCGCGCCCTGCGTCACGTCAGCCACGATCTGCTCGATCTCGACCAGTTCATCGCTTGCATACTGAACTGCTGCCTTGCACAGCGCCACATCGACCAGCACGCCACGATCGTTGATGCGCTCGTTCACATGGTAGTCAGCAAGCTCTTCAGCCGACAGATCGCGCATGGCCGTGGAAATGGCACGCATCGCTCTCACGTCTTGTTCGCAATACGACACCAACTCGGCAAATAATGCCTCGTCGCGGTAAAAATTGCCGTCTGCCTGCGGCAAACATAGCCGCCTAATCAGTTGCGAGCCACGGTAATCCTTACGCATGTCAGCGCTTGCAAACCGTCCTACATCCTCAAGCGACCCAGGCGCACAGTTAGCCCTTGCTTGGGTAGCCGTGCAGTAGAACTGCTCAAGTCGGGGTTCAGGAACGTCAAATTCCGGACAAACCACATACCACAGAATTAAACGATCAAACGCCGCGTTATGAACATAGATGCGACCGCCATTTGCAAAGTGATCCGCCACACGCTGGGGGAAAGGTTGATCAGGTATCCAAGTTTTAACTTCCTCGTCGTCAAACGCATATGACAAACACAGTAACGATGTCGATGGGTCTTGAGCGTAGTTGTAAGAGCCCC